AAAGGAACACCAATTCATGTTCGAGGTTCTCTACTACACAACCATTTATTGAAATCCAAGAACCTCGACATGAGATATGAAATGATTAAGAACTCAGATAAGATTCGTTTTTCATATCTTACAACACCAAACCCAATCAATGAGAATGTCATATCGTTTATTAGTTCACTTCCTAGGGAATTAGATTTACATAGATTCATTGATTATGATATGCAATTTGATAAAGCATTTACAGAACCATTAAAGAATATCGTAAACTTAATTAACTGGAATGTAGAACCAGTTGCAAGTTTAGACTCCTTTTTCGGATAAATAAGTAATACAATGGCATATAGTAAACAAGTGATTGAGAGGTTTGAAGGTGTTTTAAATTCACCCGAACAATTCTCAGTCGGAAGATTCGACCCTAACGACCCGAATGTTGCAACAGGAATGACGGGTGCTCCCGCATGTGGTGACGTTATGAAACTTCAATTGAAACTAAATCCCGACACTAATGTTATAGAAGACGTAAAGTTTAAAACATATGGTTGTGGAAGTGCAATTGCAAGTTCAACTATGTTCGTTGAAATGTTAAAAGGTTTAACTATAGAAGAAGCCAAGGAAATTAAAGATAAGGATATTGCAGAAGCATTAGAACTTCCACCTATAAAATTACACTGTTCAGTGTTAGCAGAAGATTCAATCAAACGTGCAATCCAAGATTGGGAAGAAAAATAATGTATGAGTATAAAGTAAGTGTTGTAAAAGTTGTCGATGGTGACACTGTAGATGTAGATATCGATTTAGGTTTCGGTATGGTTTACAAAAAACAAAGAGTTAGAATGGTTGGAATCGACACGCCAGAATCTAGAACTAGAGACAAAGTAGAAAAATTATTTGGTAAAGCAAGTAAGAAACACCTTAAAAAACTATTAGAAGAGTGTGAAAGTGTATCACTTGTATCACATGATAAAGGTAAGTTCGGTAGAATCTTAGGAACACTATATGCACACCATATAGAAGGTCACCCAGTATTTGGACATAAAGTCGATATAAACAAACAAATGATTTTAGATTCTCATGCAGTTCCATATAACGGAGAGAACAAAGATTTAGTTGAAGAACAACATTTAGACAATAGACAAAGAGTTATGCATCAAGGTTATGTATCAGAAAAGGATATAGAGAAAGTATCATGATTATATCACCTATGGATTGTTTTTATATTTTAATGATTGGTGTAATCTTTGCATTTATCATACACTTAGAAGTCAAAGTATCTTCCTTACTTTCTATGATGGAAGAACATGTCAGAATAGACGACAGACTTTGTGATATTTCTAAAAAATTAGACAAAACCCCCTAGACAATAACAGACTACATATGTATAATAGAGTTATACATTATGGAGAAGTGTTATGTCATTTATTAAAGACTTAGTTAAATCCTCGGGAAATGAATATGCAAATATCGTTTCAGATGGGGTTGCAGCTGGAGACGTAGATACCTTTGTTGATACAGGTTCTTATGTTTTCAATGCATTATTAAGTGGTTCACTATACGGTGGATTACCCTCAAACAAAATTACTGCAATCGCAGGTGAATCTGCAACTGGTAAAACATTCTTTGCATTAGGAATGGTTAAACAGTTCTTAGAAGATAATCCCGAATCTGCAGTTATCTACTTCGAATCTGAATCTGCAATCAGTAAACAAATGATTGAAGAGAGAGGAATCGATTCAAACAGAATGGTTATCGTGCCTGTGGTGACTGTTCAAGAATTCAGAAAACAGGCAATATCCATACTTGATAAGTATCTTGAAACACCCAAGGATAAGAGACCACCTATGATGATGTGTCTTGATTCACTTGGAATGTTATCAACTACTAAAGAAATCGAAGACACTGCCGAGGGTAAAGAAACCCGAGACATGACTCGTGCTCAAGTTGTTAAAGGTGCATTCAGAGTTCTAACACTTAAGTTAGGACGTGCTGGTGTTCCTATGATTGTGACTAACCACACTTATGATGTGATTGGTTCTATGTTCCCTCAGAAAGAAATGGGTGGTGGAAGTGGTCTCAAATATGCAGCCTCTTCAATCATTTATCTCTCAAAGAAAAAAGAGAAGGAAGGAACCGAAGTGGTGGGTAATATCATTCATTGTAAGAATGCAAAATCTAGATTGACCGTAGAGAATAGAATCGTAGATGTCAGATTATCATATGATAAAGGACTCGACAGATACTATGGTCTTCTTGACCTTGCACTTGCAAGTGGAATCTTTGAGAAAAGTTCTACAAGAATAAAATTACCTAATGGTAAAACAGAGTTTGGTAAAACAATTAATAACAATCCCGAGAAATACTTTACAGACGATGTAATGAAAAGACTCGAAACAGTAGTAGAAGGATACTTTAAATATGGAAACGAGAATAGAACAGACGATACTGAAGAATCTGATTCAGAGTGAAGAGTTTGCACGAAAGTGTGTCCCATTCATTAAGTCAGAGTATTTTGCCGATACTGATGAGAGAACTGTATTCAATGAAATACATGAATACTTTCAGAAGTATACTAAACCACCAACTGTAGAAGCACTTCTCATAAACCTAGACAACAATACCTCATTGAATGAGAATATTGTTAAAGGTTCAAAAACTATAGTTGATAAGATTGGTAAAGATAAGGAGACCACACCAAGTGAGTGGTTAGTGGAAGAAACGGAGAAATGGTGTAAGGATAGAGCAATCTATATTGCAGTCATGGATTCGATTGAAGTCATTGACAAGAAATCACAAAGGTCTACTGGTGAAATACCCGAGTTATTGAAAGACGCACTTTCCGTGTCTTTTGACACAAACATTGGACATGACGTGTTAGAAGATGCAGATGCAAGATTTGAATTCTATCATACAGAAGAAGAGAAGATTCCGTTTGACTTAGAATACTTCAACAAGATTACCAAAGGTGGTTTACCTAATAAAACACTTAACATTGTTCTTGCTGGAACGGGTGTTGGTAAATCACTCTTTATGTGTCACCAAGCTGCTTCATGTCTTATGATGAATAAGAATGTTCTATACATTACTATGGAAATGTCAGAAGAAAGGATTGCAGAGAGAATCGATGCAAACACTATGAATGTTCCTATGAAAGAACTACCCGATTTGTCTAAGAAAATGTTTGACAAGAAAGTCGACAAACTAAAAAACAAAACTAAAGGTAAACTCATAGTAAAAGAATATCCAACTGCTTCTGCACACGTAGGACACTTCAGACACCTATTACAAGAATTGGATATCAAGAAAGACTTTCAACCCGATATCATTTTCATAGATTATCTAAACATATGTGCTTCCCATAGAATCAGGCCAGGAAGTGGTGCAAACTCTTATACATTGGTTAAGAGTATTGCAGAAGAATTACGTGGACTTGCAGTTGAGTTTGACGTTCCATTAGTCAGTGCAACACAAACCACAAGAAGTGGATTTGGTTCAACAGATATTGGACTCGAAGATACTTCAGAAAGTTTTGGTTTGCCTGCAACTGCAGACTTAATGTTTGCATTGATTACCAGTGACGAACTAGAAGAACTAGACCAACTCGTAGTGAAACAGTTGAAGAACAGATATAATGACCCTACAATATTCAAAAGATTTGTAATCGGTATTGATAGGTCAAGAATGAAACTCTATGATTGTGAACAAGAAGCACAAGAAGAGTTATTCGACAGTGACGAATCATATAATGACGATACACCAGTGTTTGATAGAAACAGAGGTGCAGAAAAATTCAATGATTTTAAAGTTTAAAAACCCTATTGACTGATACCATAAATAATGTTATACTGGTAAGTTGATTATGAAAAAGACCTTAAAAAGTCATGATGTGATATCCTCTATATCTGAAAAGATAGAGTTAAAGAAGGCGTTAAGACAGGCACGTTCTGATAAAGATAGAAAAGAAATTGACAAAATATCTAAAAAAATATCGAAAATAGACCAAAAACTATCTTCCTCACCCCTCTCTAAATCCTAAATAATAGTATAAAATCACGGAGATATTATGTCAAGAGCAGACGCAAAGACAAACTTACAAACAAGAATAGCTAACAACAACAAAAGAAAAGACTTTTGGAATGATGTTAACGGAACTTATAGTATTACCAATCCTTCAACATATGTTCACGGAGACTGGACTGGTGCTGGTGCAACTGCATGGATTACTGAATGGAGAACTGCACACTCAGACGTAGTTATCGACAGTGATTACAGTTTTCCTGCTGAATCTGAAACAGATTTAAGTAATGCAGATTACGACCAAATTTTTGCAATCGAAGAAAGAGATTTTGCAGATAGAAAAACTTCAATTATCGCTGGTTGTAATACTAGAATTGCAGAATTGCAAGCAGACCTTGACGACTTAATTGCTGGTGAAGACGCTGGTGATGTCGACCAAGTTTCGGAATAAAAAATACCATAAATAGTAGTAATACCACCAAGATTGTGGTATAATTACTATTATGGGTGCAAAAAATCTACATTTAGAACACTTAGAAGACGAGATTATCAATCAAGGGATTGATGGTGGTCGTGGAGCTATAAACTTTTTACAGGGTCTTAGGGACATGTTGAAGGGTAATTCCAAATCAAGTGTCAATATGACTGTTAAGTGGGACGGAGCTCCTGCTATTTTTTGTGGTCAACACCCCGAAACAAATCAATTCTTTGTTGCAAAGAAATCACTCTTTAACAAAGAACCCAAATTTTACACTTCAGAATCAGAAATCAAAAATGCAGACGAATTAAGTGGTGCATTAAAAGAAAAATTCTTAACTTCATTTCAGTGTTTATCTAAACTATCTTGGAATACAATCATGCAAGGTGATTTAATGTATACCAACGATAAGAAAATGCAGAAGATTGACGGAAAGTCTTTTGTCACATTTCAACCTAACACAATCATGTATGCAGTCAATGTAGAATCAGACTTAGGTAAAAAGATTGCAAACTCTAAAATGGGAAT